GCACAGGCTCTGCAGATTACTGTCTGCATCGGTGCCGCCATGCGCTTTAGGGATGATGTGGTCAACGGTTTTCGCTTCACGCGCCACACCAGCACGCAGACATAACTGACACAGGCCTTTGTCACGTTGCAGCACACGCACACGGATAACATCCCACTTAGAACCATAACCGCGCTGATGACGGGATTGTCCTGACTTGTATTGCTTCCAGCCTTCGCTTTTGTGGCTTTCGCAGTAGCCTGACGGGTCTGTCGTGGTATTACGGCAGCCGCGAACGCGGCAGGCTTTTGGAGTTCGAGGGGGCATAAATATATTCCTGTTCTTTGTCCGGACTATTTGCCTGCTGCCAGCAAAGCGTTACGGCGCATCTCGATACTTCGAATCCCCGCTTTGTCAATATTGCATTGTCCCAACGCCGAAAGCAGGCTCACATTCAGATCCAGACTGGCCCCATAGGTCAGCGGCTCGGGAATGACTGGCTGGGGAGTTTCAGTAGTCAGGCTTGCTGGCAACGGTACCGCCGGAATCGGTACGTAAACTGTTCGCGTACTTCCGCAACCGGTCAGCAGCGGCAGCAGGCACATGACGTGAAGCACAATCATCATCCGCAACAGCCACTTTGATATCTTCCTGGGTTCTCTGTGACTCCAGTGCGATCTGCTGTTTTGCATGCTGGTTAGCCTCTATAACTGTATTGATGATTTGCAGTGATTGCAGAACGTTACGGGTAATGGCAGTTGCTGATTCAGCATTTCGTACAGCCTCATCAGCACGCTCCTTTTCGTGCTGATATTTGCTGTAGTAATGTCCAGCAGACCAGATGAAGGAACCAATGACGCTAACAACGAAGGCAACAATAACCAGCTTATATCTCAGCTTCATTTACTACCCCACCAGCTTTTTTAAATCGGGCAATCAGGTCACCGATTTTATGTTCATACTGACCGTAACCTGCACCAGGTAACGACGCCCAGATATTGCTGCAACGGTCGATTGCCTGACGAATACTGCCGCGGTCAATCATCGGTAAAGCACCACGCTCTTTAATCTGCTGCAGAGCTACAGCGTCCTGGCTTTCTGGAGAAAAATCTTTCAGGCCAAGCTGTTTACGGTAAGCATCCCACCAGCGTGAAAGAAGCTGGTAACGTCCGGCAGCTGTTGATTTGAGTTTGGGGTTTAGCGTGACAAGTTTGCGAGGGTGATCGGAGTAATCAGTGAACAGTTCGCCACCAACAATAACATCATAACCGTGGTTACGTGTCGGTTGTCGCCCGTTATCCGTTCCTTCTGACCATGCCACCATATCCAGGAAAGCTTTACGCTGGGAATTTAGTGCCTGCATAAATTACTCCTTCGAGCTACCAAATTTGTTACCGATTACTCGCATTGCAGCCCCACGAATAGCATCGACACCGATCAGCCCCACGCCACCACCAATGGCAACAGAAAGCGATTTAGGCCATCCGACATATTCAAGAGCGGATGCAAAGGTCAGCGTCAGAGCGCCACATAGCAAAATCTCGAGCGTTTTTCGCTTCCAGCCACCACCACCGCCAAAATAGGCGATGCGCAAACCAGCCATAACGATCGACATAATCACTGCACCCAGCGGTGTGTCTCCACGCCACCAGCTCTGAAACAACTCCAGCCAGTCCGGCCAGGTATTTGGGTTATGAGGCATTTCGTCATCTCTCACCTCGCGATATTTGCGGGTGCTGTGTTGGAAATAAAAAGGCCACGCAACGTGGCCACCAGAATTATTTCCCCACCAGTTCACTTACCTCTTTCACCGTCTGATTAAACCGCTCTGACTCAAGCTCAACACCTAACGCCCGACGCCCCTGCGCCATTGCTGCTTTTATTGTGGAACCGGATCCCATAAAGAAATCAGCAACCAGATCACCTGGTCGACTACTGGCATTGATTATTTGCCGGAGCATATCCGCCGGTTTCTCGCACGGATGTTTACCCGGGTAGAACTGAACGGGCTTATGCGTCCAGACATCGGTATAAGGCACGGAGACTGATACGGAGAAATAGCGCCGGAGAGATTTAAACTCATCCAGCAATTCAGAATATTTGCGATTCAGTGAATCATAAGATGCCACCAGCTGGTGGTGTGGTTGTTCCAGTTGTTGTTCCTGAAACTTCTCTGCCGCTATACGGGAAAACAGTGCCTGTAACTTCCGATAGTCAGCCTCATTCGGCAACTGCCACTGACTGGCACCAAACCAGTGGGAAACCATATTTTTCTTACCTGTGGCTTCGGCAATTTGTTTTGCCGTTATACCCAGTTCGGCACGAGCATCCCTGAAATACGATATCAGCGGTGCCATTATGTGCTGTTTGAGTTCCCTTTCTTTTGCCGCATAGCCGTCACTTTTGCCGCGATATGGCCCCTGGTAATGTTCAGCAAACAGAACGCGCTCTGTGGCAGGAAAATATGCACGCAGACTTTCTTTATTACACCCATTCCAACGTCCGGACGGCTTCGCCCAGATGATATGGTTAAGCACGTTGAAACGTTCACGCATCATGATCTCAATATCAGATGCCAGGCGATGCCCACAGAACAGGTAAAGGCTTCCGGCAGGTTTTAACACCCGCCAGAACTGGGCCAGACAGTGGTCCAGCCACTTAAGGTAATCTTCGTCCCCTTTCCACTGATTGTCCCAGCCGTTGGGTTTCACCTTGAAGTACGGCGGATCGGTAACAATCAGGTCAATGGAATCATCAGGCAGGGACTGAATAAAATGCAGGCAATCAGCGTTGATTAAATCAACACTGTTTATTTTTACAGTATTTTTCATGGATCAGTAAGCGTAACTCTGGTAGGCTCACTCTGCTTTTGCGCTAAAGCAGTGGGCCGTGGTTCGCTTGTGACCAGTAAGCATGAGCGAATGGCTGGCAGGTGCTACCAACACCCACCAGCCGCCCATTTTCACAGCAGGAAACCGCCATTACTGGCAGCGTCTGAATTTATTCCCGTATCCGCCGTTATCCTTCGCCAGACCCGCCAGAACTAACTGAGTCAGTATTAACTGGCACCGGGCTTCGCTTACTCCGGTAGTTCTCGTCATCATGCGTGGCGTTACCCACTTGTCAGCAGGTAAGAAATGAAGGACTGCGGCGGCGGTTTCTGTCATATCTTGCTGTTTTAGCATGTCTTTTTCCCTTCTGGTTAACATGACATACCAATAACTCTTGTCTAAAAATCCAGCAAGATAAAAAGTCAGTATTCACGACCACCAGCGTGTTTACTGTACTGCACCAAGTTTACAGGTACAAAAAACCCGCTCAGTGGCGGGTTCTTAAATCTTATCAACGGTAGACATACAAAGCCCATCGTTGGGAAAATCTTATCCATATTTTTTGAAAAATGCAAGCATCATGTCGCCATCTTCGGCGAAAATCATTTATCTTGTCACTTTTCTCAATTGTGTCTCTGCATATGCTTCTTCCTGCCAGCACTTTGTAACCAGTTTATCAATGACATCTGCATATCCTTTGTACCACTGATAATCCGTCAGATCCGGTACCAGCTTCTGGACATGATGCCGCGCCAGTGTGGTTGGTAAACGGCTAAACCGGTTTCCATTGCAACGCCCACAAATCTTATAAACAGGCGTGCCATGAAGCCGGGTCCTTTTTTCATCCAGGACAATACCTTTCCCCTTACACCCTCTGCACGCTGTGCTGACTTCTCCCTTACCATGACAATGCTGACATAGTTCCTTCACCCACTCCTCCTTGATAACAGATTCACCGCTTCTGGAGTGTTTCACTACTTCGCGCAATACATTATGAAATCCAGTACCTGCACAATGCTCACAGCGAGCCTTACTTGCCGCAGACCTGGAATAATCAGCAAAGGCAAAATTCACAAGGTAAGGGATGATCTGTAACCGGGTTTCTTCACTCAATTTATTCAATGTCGGGTTATCCAGTGCCATCGCGTAATTGAGCAGACCTTCAATCGCAAACTGAGGATCCTGAACACCAACTTTTGCCAGGAATAAGGCAAACCCAAGCGGTGCTTTCGACTGCACCATCCCCTGCGCAGCCATCACATCCGTAATCGTTAAACCACCTGAGCCTGTCGCCGGTGCGTCATCGCTCAATTTTGGAGATTTTGGGGAGTAATATTTTGGTAAGGCTTCAAGGTTCATGCTCGTTCTCCACTTACGCCAGTACGCCTATTGCCAGCGCACGATCGATAAAACGAAATATCAGCTCCAGCTGGGAGCCATACTTCTCTTCAAATGCCACGGTATCCGCATGCAGCTCGTCGTGATGCTTTCTGCACAAAGGCAACACAAAGAGGTCATGCGCTTTTGTACCCATTCCCCCCTGACCGTGGCCTATCAGGTGGTGAGGATCATCAGCAGGCTTTCCACAACATGCGCACGGCTGTGTCTTAACCCAGCGCGTGTACTTTTCATTAACCCAGCGGCGACGTTTTGGGCGTAACATAAAAGACTCCGGCGACTCCGGATCCACTTTCAGCGCCAGCACCTTTTTCGCCTTATCCTGGATGATGCTGGTGGCAGGAACCGAAGGCACAAGGTCACTTTCCCGGGTGACAGACGGCACAACAGGATTCGGTAATCTCAGTGCCTTACGGGCTGCGCTTTCCGGTAAGGCATCCGCCAGATCATTACGAACCAGCCACCAGCACAGTTCCGGCATTGTCACAACGTGACTGTCATCAAAACCGAGATCCCGACGCACAACAGACAACACCCAGCGGGCACAGTTATCCGTTGCCATTGATTCCAGCCGTTCCGTGAACTGATCGCGCAGCTGGTTATCGCAGTGCCAGCACAGACGGATTGCGCCCGGAGCGTGTCGCATTGTTGTCATGTTCTCGCTGTGCCAGTCGGAATGAGGCCACTGGCAGCCTTTTTCACGAAGTAACCAGCTTTCAAGACATTCCACGCCACCAGCACGACGGATCACTGCCTCATTGCGAAACACGGCCCGAACAGCAGGATCATCCGCCAGCGGTTGTGATGCCGCCGGAACGGCACCACTGGCAAAAGATGAATAACGTTCTGGCTCAGGCTCCAGCAGGACACGCCCCTGCATAAACAGGGGCATCAGCTCTGAACCTGGCCTGAACAATACGATCCCCATACGCGGGGCAATTTCAGGGGTCAGTAGTGCTCTCACGGTCACCTCAATGAACGGTATCGAGCAGCTTTAACAGCTCAGGGAATCGGGATTCGAAGAAATGCGGCTGCGTCTCACGCGGATTTGCCGGACTGGTGATGTTCTTGCCGAACATGCAGCCTTTCGCCGTCAGCGACCAGAATTTTTTGATGTTATTAATCGCGGTACGGCTGTATCGTTCGCGCTGTTCGACGATCCCCAGTTTCACCATCTGGTGATACGCCTGATTAGCCGTCAGGCGGATACCATACTGCTTCAGCAGTGCACTCAGTGACAGCGTAGGGCGACTTGAGCCATCGGGTGCATCGGCAGGAGCATCAATGGCATAGCGCGGAGCCAGATTCGGTAAGCCAACAGCCTCCTGGAGTTTCTGACAGGCACCAAGCACTGAAGAGTTAGACAGGTTTAACTCCCGGCGCATAAAGTCCAGCAAAATCACGCCAGCCTGCATCTTGTCAGCAGCCTGCCCGGATAATTTTTCCGGTGTGCTGGTTACCATATCGAAAGTACGGATCACCTTCAGATGGAATGACGGGCTGATCCACATTGCATAGGCATACACCAGTTCTTTGCAGACATACGTCCCCTGGTTATTTCCGCCATTAATGACGCTAACTGGTTGATTTTGTTCCAGAGGCGGAATTCCACCCTCGGTGAAAAGTTGTTCAATCAATTCACAGGTTTGCTTATTGGAGAGCCAGTATTTCGGGCGGTTTTTTTGTTCTCCCCCGGCTGCCCTGTGCAGATCGTTCAGGCTGTAACGCCCATAAGCATCACGACGAACTTCAATACCATCAATGACCATCAGATTATTCATACTTCGTTTCTCCTCTTGCTCAGGCGGCTGCACCCGCCGTTTTCTCGTACTTACTGATAGTGATCTCGACCTTCCCTTCCGGGATAACCGGTCCCCACTCCACCAGCATTCTTTTCACCTGACTGTCGTCTTCCCACACCCCCGCGTGGGTCAGGGCGTCAAACAGCGCCTTGTTATAGTTGTCCAGATCGCGGATCCGGTTATCCGGAGGAAACAACACGATCTCCACTGAAGCAGGTGCCGACGTTGGTTTCGGCAGACGACGTAACTGCTCAACTATTGCTGCGCACGCCGCGCTCTGGAATTTTCGCCCCGCCGCGCTTATCAGGCTCTTACCAGCAAACGCCCCTTTGTTGGGGTGTCGCCAGTACGTGTTCACGCTGGGCGGAAAAGGCAGGATCAGCTTCATACTTTCAGGCCCCTCTCATGTAACCAGTGGGTTGCACGCAGCCTTGCGTTTTCCTCACCGGCAAGCAGTGAGCGGATAATCCCGACCGCCTCGCTGTCGTCGTCCTTCATCGCGGTATGAAGCGTTATCCCCCGGGCCACGCCACGCTTTATCGTGATGACGCCTTTTTTCTCCAGTGCGCGAAGATGCTCCACCGCTGCATTCACTGAACGGTATCCCAGCATGGTTGCCACCTCCTGATTGGTTGGCGGGAAGCCACGTTCTTTCTGATAAGAAATCAGCATATCCAGCACCTGCTGCTGGCATTGAGTTAACGTCGTCATGCCGCCATCTCCCTGACCAGTTTTTCTGCCTGCTGGCGAACCTGCGCCAGAAAGGCCTCACCACATGCCTCAAGTTCATCGCGCCCGATGTAGCTGATTGCCGGTCCCTTCCAGGTCTTGTCGAAAACAGCAATAGCACCAGCGAAGAAAGCGCCTGTCGGCACCTGCTTCTCATCCTTCGGGATAAACCAGGCAGGCAGTTCAAAACCAATACGCCCGCGAATAAAAGCAATATGGTCCGCATCTTCCGGCCACCACACTTCGCTGGTGGCAGCTTTGATCAGGAAAACATAGCGCCCGCCCTTATCACGCATGGCACTGGCATGTTTCATGATGTAACGCATGCCGGTGATGTATTGCCCCTCATGCTGACTGGTGCGGCTGTACGGGGGATTACCAAAGGCAGCACCTTTAAGCTCCGCAAGACGTTCTGACCAGTCATGCGCCAGCGCGTTATCTTCCGCCGTGTAATACGCGGCACATTTGGCGTTATCACCGTCAGTAAACAGATCCAGAACAAACGGGCCAAACAGGGTGTTAATTCCCCAGAAAATGTTGTCCGGCGTGCGCCACTGATCGCCCACTTCCTTCAGTTCATGGGCTGGTTTGTTCCGCAGTTCCACCAGCGCCTGGCAATATTTATTACTCATTAAGCCCCCACGTAATTCCCTGACAGATACCACTCTTCACCCGATGCAGCGCGCTTGCTGCTTTTCCGTAAGCACCGCTCACGACGCGCCAGAAAATTGTTTCGTTCTGGCTGGGAGTGGCTTTCACGGAATGCCGCCATCCACACGGTTGCAGCACGACGGTATAAGCCCCTGGACTCCAGTTCTTCAGCCTGGCGGGTCAGGCACAAAATCACCCGTGGATCGTTAGTGCCGACATAGAAATTGCGCACAGGTCTGGTTTCTCGAACTGGTTGTGGTTCCGGTTCCTACGCTCTCTCAGTCAGGCGCGGGAAATGTCTGCGTGTATCTCCTTCACAACGGTGAGCCACACGCCCACTCTGACGTAACTTGCTTGCTGACTGCAGAACGCGCTGCCGTGAGTAACCTGCAAAAGCATCCGCAATGTCTCCGGAAGTACATCCCGGATGGGCTTCAATGAATTTCTGAACGTCATTCAAAAGACTCATGATCACCCCCTGAATCCTGCCGGGATCTGGCTGTAGTCCACGTTGTCGTAACTGGATTTGAAGTACGGGTCCTCACGTCTGGCTGCAGATACCGCAGGAACTTCCCAGGATTCTTCGAAATGACGATCCGGACCAAAGAACGTGACAGCCTGTTTCACAAATTGTGTGCCGCTGTTACCCATCGCAGATACCCAGCCCGCGTAGCGTTTCACACCTTCCAGCATGGTTTCGGGGTTTACCCCCTCATTCAAACGGGCTTTCCAGGCTTTGAAGGCTGCAGATTTTGAATTGCCACCAGCACGTTTGGGATATGCCAGCCATGCCTGCTCAAACTCCGGAGAGTATTCCGGTCGGTTTGAACGAACTCGCACGGACTCATCAACTGATGCACCAACAGCTATTGGTTCATTGACTGGTTCTTTGACTGGTTCAAAAGAGTGACTGGTTCTGGGTGAATCTCCTGCACTACCCCCTGGTGCAACTCCTGCACTACCTAGTGAATTTGCTGCACCAGATAGTGAATTATTTGCACTACCCCCTAGTGAATCTCCTGCACCATCCAGATGAAGGAGATAGATATTACTTGAGTTACCTTTTTCACCTTTCCGGGTGACTTTTTTTACCAGCCCGGACTCACAAAGGGCCGCAATATGATTCATCACAGAACGTTTGCTAATCTCGCACTGGTCAGCAATATGCTGGTAGCTGGGCCAGCACTCACCCTGATCGCTGGCATTATCAGCCAGCTTGATCAGAACCAGTTTTCGCAATGGATTACCCACTCGAATTTTCATCGCTTTAACCATCAGCTCCATACTCATGCTGCACCTCCGAGATGCTTCATGTTTTTTCCGGAGCGAAAGGCTATAAGCGGCATACTGACGCGGTAATTACGGCCCAGCGGTTCACAAATCACCTTCTGGCATTCACGGTCAACCAGGCTAACACGTAGAACATGCCCTGCAGGTGTGGTGTACCACTGCCCAACTGTAGGAATTGATGTTTTTTCACGCTGAAGAAAACGGCAAATATTGAGGATCAACGGATTAAGCATGACGATGCCCTCCGCTGATATTCAGGAGACGGTGAATATGAAAATTAGCCTTATCCGCCAGACGAATACGTTCAGCCTGCAAGTTAAGAAGGGTTTCTACCAGAACTTGATGCGCCTGCGGATCCGAAAGAGTTACCTTGCGCAGAGCACGTAGTGCAGTTGTTACATAACTGAGTTTATGTAAGTCTTCATCATTCAGACGAGTGAGGGCTGGGACAGTAGCCATGATGGCAGCCTCCTTGATCGGTGAAATACTTCCACCACCGGAAACGCCAATTTCGCTGGTGGTGAACTGAACGGGGTTGGCGTAACCGGTGATCAAGGAAACCGGCGCATCTTTCGATGCCCCCGCCCAGCCCACCATAACTTTGATGTGAGCAAATGCGGACGATAAAAAAGACGCTGGCGCGTCATATATCGCCTTGATCAATTCCAGGACGCCAATCCCGGCACCCGCTTTATAAGGTGCCTGAACAGTGTAACGTCCCGGAATGGCAGAATCAATGTGCTGGTGGTCCTTCACACTCAACAAAATCACGCCTGAATTTCCACAAAGGACTAAAGCACTCATGCGGGTAGTCTTTGCGAAGATAGATAACGCGCTGTGTTTCTGGCTCCCAACGAATAACATGGACATAAAGCCCTCTTCCGTCACGAAACCAGCGGTTAAGTTCCTGCACAACTCGCCCCCCACAGTCAGGTAAAGTTCTCTGTGGTTACTTACAGCCAGGTGATTTGGTAATCTGCATTCATGCCGTAACAACAGGTGTTCAGCGACGCTGACCACCAGCTGTTGCGACAAACGGTTATTTGCCGTTAAACTGTTCATGCGTTAGTTTCTCCACAGACACAAAACGCCACGACGCCCGGAGCTGCACACTCGCGGGCGTCACTCTTTTCTGGAGCGCAAAAGATTTTGTAGACCAGTGCTGCATGCTCCTGGAGCTTCGAAATTGACAGATACAACTCATCATTAATTGCTGTCTGCTCGTGTGGCTCCACTACCCCATCTTCGATTGCCGAACGAATCTGCTTTGAGTAACTCCCGATCTGTTCGATGACTTCCAGCAGGCGCTGGTTTATATCGGCGTTCTCTACTTCCTCAATTTCAGGAAGCGATACAAACACCCCACCAGCAGACTGTGCGACAGCATCCGCAATGTAGTGAGTGCCAGCCGCGCGCTGTAAAATCATTGCCCATCCCAGCGGGAAAATCTGATCGCCATCTGCACGAAGGCGGTTGAATAAAGCGTTCTCTGTTACATCCAGCCACTCAGCAGCTTCAGCGTACCCCCCCGGCAACGCCGCGATAGTTTTTCTGACAGCTTTCACGTACCACTCAGGCTGTTTTTCTACTTTCCAGTGATGCTTACCCACGGTTAGCCTCATCGTTCTGTGGTTAAAAATTGAAGGTGTTCTGTTAATCTTTCGGATAGATATCCGGTCTTAAGTCAGATTTCGTAATTGCACCTGACGTGCATTGCTCAAGTTTTTTAGCCAGCACAAAACTGGCTTTTTTATAACCATTGAAAACCAGCCGTAAGTAGCCTGGTGTTGAGCCAACTTTTCCGGCCAACTCGCCCTGCTGTTCTTTGGTTAAAGAGTCCCAATACGCTTTCATACAATATGTACCTCCGATATACATATTACATGATTAGTATGAACCTTCAAGATACTTGTACCTTATCGGTACAAAGGTTTTAATTTCTTTATGAAAACAGTCCATGACATCCGGCGGTCTAACGCCAGAAAACTGAGAGATGGTGTTGGCGGGAATTCTTCCTTTGCCACCATGATTGATCGCGAGCCAACCCAGACCAGCAGGTTTATGGGAGATGGTGCTACTAAAAATATCGGTGACAGCATGGCACGGCACATCGAAAAATGTTTCGACCTGCCTGTCGGATGGCTTGATCAAGAACACCAGACCACGAACATCACAAAAAAACCTGATGTTTCAATCACTAACAAACAAATAACGTTAGTCCCTGTCATATCATGGGTACAGGCCGGAGCATGGAAAGAAGTTGGCTATTCTGAGGTTGATTTGAGCACAGCAGAAACTTATCCCTGCCCTGTACCCTGTGGCGAAATGACTTATATCTTGCGGGTGATTGGTGATTCAATGATTGATGAGTACCGCCCGGGAGACATGATTTTTGTAGATCCTGAAGTCCCTGCCTGCCACGGTGACGACGTTATTGCATTGATGCACGATACAGGTGAAACCACCTTCAAAAGGTTGATAGAAGATGGGACACAGCGTTATCTCAAAGCGTTAAACCCAAACTGGCCTGAGCCTTACATTAAGATCAACGGTAATTGCTCTATAATTGGTACAGTGATTTTCTCAGGAAAACCAAGAAGATACAAAATCAAAGCCTAATCAATGTTTATGAACCTGCTTCGGCAGGTTTTTTTATACTTGACAATGTACCTTTGAGATACATAATGTACCCAAGCGAAACAACGAACAGGCAGGACGCCCACGAAGTAGCCGCCGGTGGCGTATGAATGACCGGATGATTCGTTAAATACTATGTGTAAGAGAGCGCAAATGAACCGTTATTTCACATGCTCGTTTTGTGGCGCAAACGAGCTGCAGGCAAAAAAAATCATCGCCAAAGGCGGAAAAGATGAAGTTGCTATCTGCTCTGAGTGCGTAGTCTTGTGTGTCGGGGCATTAATCAATATCAGCACAACTATTCAGTTCACACCAAATGAGAATGCGCCTTTAGATGCGCGGAAATCTGGAGGTTAAAGAACAAAATGAAAGTCCAGATTTTAAACAATCGTGGTGAAGTCGTTTGGTCATACGACATAGCCGCCCCTGTAGATCAGAGCGGCGATAGCTGGACCAATGGGAAACATCAGATTATGGCTGGAGTTGTGTTCTCTTTACGCCGTGCTTTGGAACAGGCTGAAGTATTTCCATCAGACCCTGAATGGAAATGGCCTTTTTCTATTTGTCCAAATTCGGAGAGCACATTTCAGAAAATTGGTCAGAAAGTCGCACTCGAAGAGCATCAGCCAACTGTTTCCTGATTTTTTCAGGTAACTCGTCGGCATCGCAGAAACAACAACGCTCGATCATGTTGAAAGCCGATTCGTAGAACTGTTTCTGCTGAGTGTCGCTGAGACAGGAAAAGAGCGACGTTACGATGATTTTATTAATTGCATTATCAAGTTCTTTTTCATCAAAAGTCATTTGATTTTCCTTTTATGTATACGGGCTTAAAAGGATACCACCGAGCCTGAAGTGGTGAAAATACAGGCACATAACAGCTAAGTATTTTCAACCAGAGAGAATCCTTAGCGTTGTGGTGAATGCGGCTCAGCGCACGCGGGTTAAGGTTGAGGCTGACAGTCGACCTTCTGTGGATACCCACCCGCCTGGTGTGCAACCTTCGCCAGGCACCGAGAGGCACCCGGCACCACAACTTTATGCTGTGTGTAGTCTTGGCGGTACCAGCTTGTACCCTTGCTTCCGGCTGGTACCGTCCTTTTTACAAAACAGAGAAGAGCATCACCGGACGACGGGCTCATAACCCAATCCATCCGGGCGGCTGCCACCGCAGGTGTTCTTCTCTGTTTTGTGGAGAAACTAATCGGCCTTGCAGGGTCGATATGATGAGGAGCAGCAAAATGGCTAGCGAACGCAGTACTGATGTGCAGGCATTTATCGGGGAGCTGGACGGCGGCGTATTTGAAACCAAAATCGGCGCAGTTCTCAGTGAAGTCGCTTCCGGTGTGATGAACACGAAAACCAAAGGTAAGGTCTCACTCAACCTGGAAATCGAACCATTTGATGAGAACCGTGTGAAAATCAAACACAAACTCTCATATGTTCGCCCGACTAACCGTGGGAAAATTTCCGAAGAAGACACCACCGAAACGCCGATGTATGTCAATCGCGGTGGTCGCCTGACTATTCTGCAGGAAGACCAGGGACAATTACTGACTCTTGCCGGTGAGCCTGATGGAAAACTCCGCGCAGCAGGTCATTAATATCATTCTTAATTAACTAATTATTTATCTCATCACTGAATATCTTAATATAGTGAGGACTTATTATGTCTCAGAACTTAGACGCAACCGCAATTAATCAAATCCATGCCCTTATTTCTGCTCAGGGTGTTAATGAAATTATCAGTAAGATTGGTGCCGATGCTGTGGCATTGCCTGAGAATTTCCGCATTCATGATCTGGAAAAATTTAATTTAAATCGCTTCCGTTTCCGTGGTGCGCTTTCCACTGCCAGCATCGATGACTTTACCCGTTATTCTAAAGATCTTGCAGATGAAGGCACCCGCTGCTTTATCGATGCTGATAATATGCGTGCCGTCAGTGTGCTTAACCTGGGTACTATTGATGAACCAGGTCACGCAGATAACACCGCCACTCTCAAACTGAAAAAGACAGCACCGTTCTCTGCCCTGTTGTCTGTTAACGGCGAGCGTAACTCCCAGAAATCACTGGCAGAATGGATTGAAGACTGGGCCGACTACCTTGTGGGCTTTGATGCTAATGGTGACGCCATTCAGGCAACAAAAGCGGCTGCGGCAATCCGTAAAATCACGATTGAAGCAAACCAGACCGCTGATTTTGAAGATAATGACTTCAGCGGCAAACGCTCCCTGATGGAATCTGTCGAAGCGAAGACCAAAGACATTATGCCAGTGGCATTTGAATTTAAATGCGTTCCGTTTGAAGGTCTGAAAGAACGTCCGTTTAAATTACGCCTCAGCATTATCACTGGCGATCGTCCTGTACTGGTTCTGCGCATTATTCAGCTGGAAGCGGTGCAGGAAGATATGGCTAACGAATTTCGTGATCTGCTTGTTGAGAAATTCAAAGACAGCAAAGTAGAAACCTTTATTGGTACTTTCACCGCCTGATTTCATTACTGCAAATGCCCCTGCGGGGGCATTTATGGAAACGTAATTAACTCAATAATCACCGGATGGTGAGGGCTTCCTTTTACCCAAACTCAGCGCGGTGCAGCGCATATACGTGGAGAACAAAATGTCATTTATTAAAACTTTTTCCGGGAAGCATTTTTATTATGACAAGATAAATAAAGACGACATCGTGATTAACGATATCGCGGTTTCCCTTTCAAATATCTGCCGCTTTGCCGGTCATCTTTCTCACTTCTACAGTGTCGCCCAACATGCGGTGCTTTGCAGCCAGCTGGTGCCGCAGGAATTTGCTTTTGAAGCGTTAATGCATGATGCAACAGAAGCGTATTGCCAGGACATTCCCGCACCACTGAAACGCCTTCTTCCTGACTATAAACGGATGGAAGAAAAAATAGACGCCGTAATCCGTGAGAAATACGGGTTACCACCGGTTATGAGTACGCCCGTGAAATATGCCGATCTCATCATGCTGGCAACCGAACGCCGCGATCTCGGGCTTGATGATGGCTCTTTCTGGCCTGTACTGGAAGGTATCCCGGCAACAGAGATGTTCAACGTGATTCCACTGGCTCCAGGCCATGCCTACGGGATGTTTATGGAACGCTTTAACGAATTATCGGAGTTACGCAAATGCGCATGAATGTTTTCGAAATGGAAGGATTTCTTCGCGGGAAATGTGTACCGCGAGATCTGAAAGTGAATGAAACGGATGCTGAATACCTGGTGCGTAAATTTGATGCGCTTGAAGCTAAATGTGCAGCACTGGAAAACAAAGTAATACCAGTGTCAGCTGAACTGCCGCCAGCGAATGAAAGTGTTCTGTTATTTGATGCTAATGGAGAAGGCTGGCTGATTGGCTGGCGTTCTCTCTGGTATACATGGGGGCAAAAAGAAACCGGAGAATGGCAGTGGACATTTCAGGTCGGGGACCTTGAAAACGTCAACATCACTCACTGGGCAGTAATGCCAAAAGCACCGGAGGCTGGAGCATAATGACCACATTTACCGATAAAGAACTGATTAAAGAAATCAAAGAACGAATCAGCAGCATGGACGTGCGAGACAATGTTGAGCGCCGTGCTTATGAAATTGCTCTGGCATCGCTGGAAGAGGATCCGGTGGCATGGCTGCATTCAGACAATGGCTTAGGTATTCCGGCAATAACCAGGAGTAAAAACATTGCTGACAGTTGGTTATCAAAGGGCTGGTATGTTCAGCCGCTATATATAGCCAAGCCAGTGCCGGTGGTGCCAGATGCTCGTCCGTCTTTAAATAATGGCATAGTCGGTTTTGATGAAGGCTGGAACGCCTGCCGCGCTGCCATGCTCTATGGTGCCGTACCTGCAAGCCAGGCTTACAAGTTGCCACAAACGCAGTTTAAACAGGTTGCTGACCTCTACGAAATGCAATTTGATGACGGTCGCACTTGTGCCTTTCACACTGATGCGCAAAAGGCTGTGCAATGGCTTCAGGCGTGCGACGGAAACAGGGTTCAGGAATACGTTAAGCTGGAACGATTGCAGAACGCACTGTCTGGCAACTCTCCGGTAACTCCGGATGGTTGGGTTATGGTGCCGAAGAGACTAACAGCCGAGAACGGCGCTAAGGGGGCGCTATCCGGTGAATTTTCAGAAACTACGTTTATAAGCTGCCTGGAATGCTTTGGCGATGATGATTGCGATACCTGTGACGGGAGTGGACGTATTGAAATTAAAGTGCCAGTCACGTGGTCGACCATAAAATCTATCTGGGATAAAGGTATCGAGTATTTTGCAGCAAAACCATCACAAGAGGTGAAGTGATGAACAACTTAATGATCGACCTTGAGACGATGGGGAAAAATAAGGATGCACCGATCGTTTCCATTGGCGCGGTGTTCTTCACTCCAGAAACCGGAGACATCGGACAAGAATTCTATACGGTTGTTAGCCTGGACAGTGCTATGAAGCAAGGAGCTACACCTGACGGCGATACCATCCTGTGGTGGTTGAAACAGAGCTCTGAAGCACGAGCTGCAATCTGTATTGATGATACTTTGTCGATCAGCGATGCACTCTCTGAACTGAGCCATTTCATTAATCAGCATGCAGACAATACAAAATATTTAAAAGTCTGGGGTAACGGGGCCACCTTCGACAACGTAATTTTACGTGGAGCTTACGAGCGAGCAGGACAAATCTGCCCGTGGGCGTACTGGAATGACCACGATGTACGCACGATCGTTACGCTTGGGCGTTCCATCGGATTCGACCCAAAAATGGACATGCCTTTCGATGGCGAACGGCACAACGCCCTGGCTGATGCCCGTCATCAGGCAAAATATGTTTCCGCTATCTGGCAGAAACTAATTCCTGCCACCAGCACAGAATTATGATTTTCCCGGGTGCAGCCGGTTTTGATGGAGAAAATTATGAACACCTTGTTTTTACTGATGGCTGAATTCAATACCCCAAACATTGAGCTGTCAGCTGTATGCCAAAAGTATTTCGGTATGAGCCCTAACACAGCAGAAGCGAAAGCAAATGCATGCCAATTGCCGATCCCGACTTATCGTGTTGGTACATCACAGAAAGCAAAGCGCTGCATCAACATTCAGGATCTTGCTGAATATATAGATAAACGGCGTGAAGAAGGCAGAATTGAATGGGAGAGGGTAAGAACAAATAGGAAAATAAATAACTAATCTCACAAAAAACCCGCTTCGGCGGGTTAGTTTTCATCTTTATAATTCTGGGCAATTCGCGCCAGATAGCTCATCACATCATGTTTTCTTGCTTTTTCATGTGCATCGGGATACATAATAGCAATGAGTGAATATTTATTCTCATAAAGCTCACCTTGGACATACACAAGACAAGCATCATTATCAGGATCACCTTTCTTGCAGACCCTATCCGGTTGTGGAAGTTTCTCGGGAAACTTGTTTGGCGGTAGACAAAGATGGATATGCATCAACCCAGCCCGAAAAGCACCATAGGGCTGAGTATACGCAACGTCCCTACCGAAATAATGCGGAAGCTCACCGGTTGCTTTGTATCTCTTGAAATCATCAATGATAGAAGACTCTAGCTCCGGGAATTTGAGAAAAACTTCATCAAAAAATTCAGCTCTAGTTTCTGGATTAATAGAGACTTCTAGATGCATGGTCGTCCGCTATCGGTTAGTGAAATTGCATCGATTTTAGCTTATTTGATGTGTGACTAGCTAGTTCTGCAATTCCAGCAAGATCCGCGCGCCCGCTAAAAGTAACAGTTTCTTTAAATATGCTCTTTATGTAATTGTTAAGGCGAGTGACAGATGAGCGAGCTTTAGCAATATGACGCCAGTAAACCTTCAGTTCTGACCTGATAAATTCAGGCAGAGGCGATTCAATTGTACGCTTCACTTCTTCTTCAAAAGCACGCAGGAACATTTCGCATGCCTCTGTCGTATCTGTCCCGTTTTTGGAAACAAACTCGCGAGCATCTTGGCTATTAAGATCAATCAAACAGATATAGTAGTCATCTGCTGCAATTGTTAACTTTTGCAAGATCTCCTTACCCTCTTCCATTCTGCGTGAGAATTCCTCAACAGAAGGAGAGTACTCAAAAGGTTTAGCAATCACAGGGGCTGGCTGGATGATGAACTCCTGCGCCATAGCAGCAGGACAAGCCAGAGGCCCGCACAATGCAGCAAAAGTAATGGCGTTAAACGGATTCAT